AGATAACCATTGGTTCCTACTTGAGATTGATTATGGTAGGTGGGACCCAACTAAAACAATTGATACTATATTCCAAATGGTTCAAAAATACCGACCAATTTATGTTGGTATAGAAAAAGTCGCTTATCAAGCGGCTCTTATTCATTTTGTGGAAAAGGAAATGATTAAGCGTAATACTTGGTTTACTGTAAAACCTTTAGAAGCAAAAGAAAAGAAAGAAATTCGTATCGCAGCTTTGCAGCCACGGTTTAAAGCAGGTACATTATGGTTCCCTATGGGGCAGGATTTCTTAGTAGAGCTAGAGAGTGAGTTCTTATCATTCCCTAAATCTCTACACGATGATTTAATTGATAGTTTAGCACATATTTCAGCGATTGCGAGCCCACCTGTTGGTACATTTGGGTCAGTAAGTACTGCTGATATACCGATGGGAGGTGCAATGTAAGATTGGCTGAAGATTTTACAGTTGAATTAACTGGTCAAGAGGCAGATAAAGCCTTATTGAGTTTAGTTAAAGCTGATATTGCTGATGCTGAGGCGTATCAACAATCTATTATCCAGCCTACTGTGCGTGAGCGTTACAATATTTATTACGCAGATAAAGAATACTACTCTCACAAATTCCCAATTTTGAGTAAAACTTCTTCTTTGGTATCTACAGACGTAGCTGATACTATCGAATGGGCGTTACCATCTTTGATGAAAGTATTTACTGGCTCTGATGAAGTAATTACCATTCAAGGTGTTACAGAAGAAGATGACCAAAACGCAGAAGTAATGCAAAGTTTATTGGTATACCAATTACAAAGACAAAACAAATTCTTCCCTATCCTGTATAATTGGATGAAAGATGCTTTGATTACTGGTATGGGTATTATCAAATGCTATTGGGAGCGTACAGAAGGCTATACACCAGAAACAGCACAGCTTAATGCTGATGCATTAAAGCTCTTAGCACAGACTGGTGTAGAAATTACTAGCGTTGAAGGACCTGATGTGATGGGTGATTTCACTGTAACATGGAATTCTCCGTATTATATCAAGAATAGTCCTAAATTAGAAAACATCTTAGTATCAGAATTCTTATATTCTCCTGATGCTAAAAACCTCGAAGATGCGAATTTCGTAGCACACCGTAAAAAGGTTACTATGTCTCATCTTCGTCAAAAAGAGCGTGAAGGTATTTACGCTAATGTAGACATGGTTCACCCTGATAATGGTCCAGTATCTTGGATTACAGACCAAGTAGAGGACGTAATTGGCGACCATTACACACCATTACATAATAACCAACAAGATAAAGCTCGTGAAGAAGTTACGATTTATGAATGTTACACTAAAATTGACTTCAATAACGATGGTATTCTTGAAGATATGATTATTACCATTGCTGGTGATGTTATTCTCCGTGCAGAACCAAATTACATGGGTAGACACCCATTCTTCTCCATTTCTCCAACTAAAGACCCTCATCGTATTTGGGTAAAACGCTCTTATGCAGAGCTAATTGGGGAATTACAAGATATGAAGGTAGCCCTCACTCGTCAAATCGTACAAAATATTGCATTAACTAACGACCCTAAAATGATTTTAGCAGAAGATAGTATTAATATCTCTGACTATATTGAAGGTCGTAAGGTTATTCGTAAAAAACCGGGTTCTAGTATGGGCGATGTAGCTATGGCAATGCCAGTAAACCAGTTATCCCCACAAACATTCCAATTCTTGGAGTATTTAGAAGGACAAAAGGAAAACCGTACTGGTATTACACGGTATAACCAAGGCTTAGATGCTAACAGCCTTAACAAAACGGCTACTGGTATTAGTGCTATTTTGGGACAATCTGCACAACGCTTGGAACTTGTGGCTCGTATGTTTGCGGAGACAGGGATATCGGAACTGTTTCGTTTTATGGTTAGCCTTAACCAAAAATTCGTAGACCAAGAAACTGTGGTTCGGCTAACAAATAAACAGTTACGTATTAGCCCTGACGACCTCAATGGTAATTTTGACTTAGTTGTAAATGCTGGCATTAGTATTTCTACTAAAGAGTCCACTATTATGACATTGCAAACAATGCTTACAGCGTTGATGCAAACACAAGCAGCTGGTATTCCTATTGTAACACCACAAAACATTTACAATCTATTCAAAAAATGGATTGAAAGTGCTGGCTTTAAAAACTATAATGATTATGTTACAGACCCAGCGGTTGTACAGCAACGTGCTATCATGGATATGCAACTTAAACAACAAGTATTAAGTAGTTTACCACCTGAAGCGTTACAAGCGTACATGACATTTGGTGTATTACCACCTCAATATTTATTAATGTTACCACCTGAATTACAATTATTATTTGGAGGAGAAGGAAATGGCTCAGAACAAAGTGGATTATTCGGAGCTGTCCAAAGCAACGGCTCACCTGCAAGCGGAAATGCAGGAACGGGATTTAGCTTCGGCGGTCCAAACCTTGCTCAAGGACTGGTTGGTGGCGTATCAAGGACTGATAATCAATCGCCTCAAAACGTGCCCCGTTCAGGAAATGGAGCACCAACGGAACCTTCTGGTGGCATCGGAGGCTTTTAATGATTTCTTAACTGCTGTTATTGCAAATGGCAATATGGCAGAAGCTGACCTTAAAGCGATTTTGGAGGCTGAGGCTTTTAATAGCCAAACAGGCTTTTATCCAGAATAAATAAAACAACCACGATTGGGGGTGATAATTTGATGACTGAACTCGTATATGGCGTAGTATGATGGAGGTGGTCCAATTATCTCCCTGTTCAGGGTTAAGAACAATTTGAAGAAAGGATATGTAAAATTGAAGATTTCTTACAGTAACAAAAAGTTACCCTTTCAATATGACATTAACTCAGGAACATTCACCCAACTGACTCCAGTGCAACAAAATAAAGGTGAAAGTTCTACAAATAATGAATATAGTGAAAGGCAAAGCTTCACACCAGAGCAACAAGCATTGCTAAATGCAAAGCCTAGTCCTAGTGTAAAACCACAGCATCAGGTTATGACAGCTAACCCTACGCCTAGTCAACCACATATGGATTTGACACCACGTATGGGCTATGCTCCAATTGCAGAGCAGTTGGCAAAACAAGCTGGCGTTCAAGCTGCTGTTCCTAACTACCAAGATTTCATGAAGCAACGAGAGCCAATTAATCAGGCGAAAGCTCAATATGAGGCTACTCAAGGCTACCCTAAAGACGGCATGTATAAGCCATCACAAGATTTTACATCTGTGAGTATGGCACCTAAATTCCAAAGTGATGGTAGTAAGGAATTTGCAGCTAGTCATCAAGGCTTGTCCAACCCTAATGCTATTTATGATATTTTGCAACAAGGCAAGGCTTTAGAGGATAAATTCCGTAACGCAGCTGAAGGAAACTATACCCCATTAACTATGGGACAGATTGCTCAGCAACGTATGGATGCAATTCCTCAAGATATGGCTTGGGCACGACAAAATCCATTCTCTAAAGAAATGGGTTATCAATGGGCAGACGATAAAAAACTTGGAGAACTTGGTTGGGGTACAGATGACATTACGTCTATGAAAGCACGTACTGAATTCCACCCACAAGAGATTGAAGAGTTGTATCGTCAAGGTGCTATTCGTGCTCCATATCGTGAATATTTAGCAGAACAAGAACGCTTGCGTCAAGAAGCAGAAGCTGAAGCTGCTAGAGTAGCACAAGCTAGAGCGGCATCGTATTCTTACAGCGAACCTGATAGTGGTTATTATGAAGCACCATCAGATACTCCTAGTGAGGTAAGTGCACCAGCTCCAGCACCACAACCACAATTTAGTGGCGACTATTCCATTCAGGCACCACAAGAAGAAACTGACTGGAGAAAAGTACCACTATATAAAGCTATTGGTGGCTTATTCGGTGGTAATAATGTATCGTCTGGTGACTGGACAGTCGCAGACGGCTATTAATTTGTATTAACATTCACCAACCCGTTAGGGAGTGAAAGGAGAAAACATGAAGGATTTTGAATTTAATTTGCAAACATTTGCAGAAGGTGAAGTAGACGTACCTGCAACGGAAACTGAACCAACAGAAGTTACTGATGTAGCTGAAACAGGTGGCGACACTACACCTGCTGATTTTGATTTTGGCATTGACGAAAACGGCGATGTATTCTTTAATGGCAATCGAATGCTTTCTTTTGATGGCGATGAAGATGTAGACCCTGCTCCAGAAACGCAGGACTCTGAAGAAGGACAACCTACAGAAACTGAACCAGAAAATAAAGCACCAGAACCACAAATGTATACAGTCAAAGTTGACGGTCAAGAAATGCAAGTTCCTCTTGAGGAATTACTAAACGGTTATCAACGACAAGCTGATTATTCTCGTAAGACACAAGCATTGGCTGATGAACGCCGTCAGCTTCAAGAGCGTATGGCTCAATATCAACAACCACAAGCACAACCACAAGTACAAGAGCCGCAACAACCACAAGTAACACAAGCGGAATATTACAATAAATTAACAGAGTTTGCAAAAGGCGAGGTTGAAAAACATTTAGGGACTGAGTTCGATGAACTTAACCCTGTTCATATTGCAGCATTAGCAGATAGCGTAGCTACTATTAAAGCTCAAATTTATGAACAACAAGCTGTCCAAAAGAATTTCACTCATGTGGTAAACCAATTCCGTCAAGACCCTAACTTCGATGAAATTGACCGTTATGCACAATATAAGTTGCAAAACATGCCTTATCAACAAGCAGTAAAAATTCAAAATGCTTTAGATAACTATGATGCTGAAACAGTTGCTCAATTCATGCAAGCAGCTCGTAATGAGTATTACGGCATGATGAATGCACAATACAATCAGCAACAAACACCGCAACAAACGGTACCAAATATTCCACAACCAACCAATAAACCAAAACCTCCTGTATTAGAAGGTGCTGGTAGTTCTGAACGACCACCTATGTCTGCAACACAACAAGTTGACTTTAAATCTTTAGGTCGCATGACGAACGATGAGTTGGTTAAAGTATTCCAACAAACTGGCTTGACCAGATTATAATTTTGAAAGAGGTATAAAACATTGGCAGATAAAGATACAGCAGTCCGCTCTTTTACCGTAGTTGGTAAGAAAGAAGACATTACTGATTTCGTCACAGCGATTGACCCTGACCAAACGCTTTTAACTAACAAGTTTGGTAAAACTTCAGTTAAATCTACAGAACATGCATGGTTGAATGACTCCTTACGTCCAGCTATGGAAAATGCTTACCAAGAAGCAGTTGACTTCGACTCTCAAAAAGCAAATCCACGTAAACGTGAGTCCAACTATGTACAAAAATTCTTGCATGGTTACTCCGTAACTGATACTACTCAAGCTATTGCTAAATACGGTGTGTCCGATGAATTGGGCTACCAAATGGTAAAAGCGACTAAAGAAATTGGTCGTGACCTTGAGTATGCTATCGTTCGCAACAAAGCTAAAGTTATGGGTGACGATGCTATTGCTGGTAAAATGGGTGGTATTCCTTACTTCTTGGAAAACTTCAAAGAAGTTACAGCAACAACAGCTGGTGTATTCACATTGGCTAACCACAAATTCGTAAACGGCGACGTTGTTATGTTCCGTGCGAAAACTGGTACTCTTGATACTAAATTGAAAGCTAACACTCAATACTTCGTAAAAGTAGTTGATGCTAATACTTTCAATATCTGTGAAACAGAACAAGAAACAACTGCAACAGTTCCTAATACTGTTAAACCAGCAGCAGCTATTAATGCAGGTTCTACAGAATTAACTTCTGGTAATGCTATTGATGCTAAATCTGCGGCAGGTGCAGGTGCTCTTACATTTGACCTTATCAATGATGCTATGCAAGCAGCTTGGTCCCGTGGTGGTTCCATTGACTTCGCAGTAATGTCTGGTAAGAACAAACGTGTATGCTCTGGTTTCACTCAAGGCACTACTAAAAACCGTGAACAAACTTCTAAAGAATTGGTAGAAGTTGTAGATGTATTGGAAACAGACTTCGGTCGTATCGATTTGGTTTCCCACCGTATGTACACAGATGATGTAGTGGACTTAATCGAAGCACAATACTGGAAATTGGGTTACTTAATTCCATTCCACGTTGAAGATGGCTTGCGTAAAGGTACTTACAAATCTAAATACATCACTGGTGATGCTACTTTAGAATGTACAGCTCCTATTGCAAACGCTCGCATTTACAACATCAAAAAATAATAAATGATATGGGGAGGGCGACCTCCCCTATTTTTTTTAGGAGGCACTATGAATATAGGTACACAAGTAGAAATTGACCCTAAAACTGGTGAATGGAAAATTAAACAAACGTATGATGAAGGTGTAGTACTCCGTGAATGTAAACGTATGCGTGACAGCATGGAGGAAGGTAGAATTCATGATGGTAAAGCCAAAAAGATTGCCATGATACCACGCCATAGATTTGCTACAGACTTTGAGTTGATGCAATATCAACAATGTCAAGGTAAAGATAATGTAGAGGCATCTAAATGGTTAAATATCTGGTTAGCTAAAAACCCTGAATTCCGTACTACCAATACAATCTACTCTGAAAATACAGGTAAAATTATTAAATCTACAGCCAAATATGGGGGTATTTAATGATTAGAGTACAATCCGTCATTGAGAGTATTTTATATAACTTAGACGAAGCGTACAATCGACAACATTCAAATAACGAATTAATTGATGCAATTAATACGGTGTTACGATATGTGAATTTGTCTTTAATCAATGTTGAAAGTTCTTACATCGCTAATAAGGTAAACATTAAACCAAGTAATGGTGTAGCCAAATTACCTAGTGATTTTGGTAAATTTGACAGTATTGAAGAAGATACAAATGATACATATGAAATCATGGGCAATAAGATTTATCTTAAAAATCCTACTACTTTAAAATACTATCGTATTATTAATGAAGTAGAAGATGTAACAGATGAGATTGACTTACCAGCTATTCTATTTGATATGTTTGTACGTTTCTCTACAATGTTATTAAGAAAAGAACCTGATAAAACTGGTGGTTCTGATGGTATGGCTAAATTAATCGCTGATGAAATCAAAAAGATGACAGCAAGCGATGCTAGTAGACCTATTGAACGACCTATGCAGTTCTATGTATAAGGAGCCGTAATGAAGGTAAAAGAAATGTTAATTTTAGCAAGACAACGCCTTGGTGATATGCAGAAAACAGCATACTCTGATATTGAGTTGATTTACTGTTTAAATAACGCTATCGACCGCTTGTCTTATGAACTATACAATCAAAACGACCCAGAACTTACAAAGAAAATGACATTGAATGGTACACAGGAAACTAAACGTCCTGATGATTTCATTGCGTTTCAAGGTCAATTCCCTGTTGAATTTGAATACCGCACTGACGGTCCTATTATGAAACATCTTGACCCAGAGTTTGATGGGGAACTTGAAATTGTTTATTATGTTGCTATGCCTCACGTTAAAAGTTTGGAAGATGAAATTCCATTTAAACGTGTAATGTTTAATAAACAATTATTGCAATTCTTGTTATATGAAGCTAAACCTTCCCTTGAAAAAGAAGGTCAAAATAGCAATACTACACCAGCTGACCAAGGCTAGGAGGTAATATGACAGTAAAAGAATTAATGAATAAAGCGGCACTTCGAAACCGCTTATCTGATAGTATTGAAAGTGGGTATGATGACGATGAATTGATTGCATACTTTAATGATGCGATTAACTTTATGTGGCACGTCCTAATTGACAATAACTATTACGAAGTAATCGGAGACCATACATTTACAGATGAAATTACGCCGACTCCAGATGATTGGTACAAAGCTACAAATCAAGCTCCATTACAATTAATTGAGAGTGGTAAAAAGATTAAATGTTATGGTGAACTACCATACACGGCTAGATATTATAGACGACCTAAATTCGTAAATACAGTTAATGATGAATTGCCGTGGACAAATGAAGCATTCCCTAATATTCTTGCACAATTAACAATCGTATTCGCAATGAGTAATCATGAATTCGATATGACAGTAGAACAAGACTTTGTGGAGGCTATTATTAATTATTTATAGGAGGATAAATGGACAAACAGAATAACCTACCATCTACGATAAATGGTGATGGTCGTAAATTTATCTCCTTGCTTAAAGGGTACTTAAATGATATTAAGGCTTCTTTAGAAGACCAAATCAATGAAGCTACAAAGATTTGGAATGGTATTGCTGACAACCCTGATACTATATCTGAACAAGTCCGTAATATTACCATAGATGAACGCTCAGTTAATGGTAGTGTATCTCTAATTCTAAAATGGGATAGCACTCCTATTAAACAATATGCAGGCGTAAGTATAGATGTTAAAGTTGGTGATTTCCACGATACAGTAGATACATTTGCGGATAAACAAGTTCATCAACATTACGATACAGGCAAAACAAATATCTTTACAATACCAAACGTAGAGATTGGTAAAAAGTATGAATTCGTAATTCGTGGTAGAGATATTCGTAATGCTCTTTCTGAGAAAGCTAGAGCACCTGTTACTTACTACTATGTATCAGAACAAACTCATGTACCTGATGCTCCATATGAAGCAACTGTTGTATTTGATAAACGTGGTGCTTATTGGTCTTGGAAGCAAAGACCACAGAATGATTATCAATGGACCGAATTACGCTTAGACGAACATGTAGGCGAACTACATAATAGATTAGATTTAACTACTGATTGGCACTCTACAGCTAAACCATACGCACGTGTAGGTACTGGATATATCTATAATAAGGGCATTGGTAATTCTTATTCTGTACCTGCCACGGTAAGCTACAATAAAGCAGTACCAGCCAAGCCAACACAACTTGTTGTTAAGCCAGTTATTGAAGGTCTTAATATTACCTTTGCTAGTATTCCAGAAGATTGTACAGGAGCTATTGTCTATGTTAATAATGAAGAAAACTTTGTGGTGGACAACAGTCTTAATTACCTCTGTTCTACTGGCACTTACACTGTTAAGGTTTGCTACACTGATATTTTTGGTAATGGCGAAATGTCTGACCCAGTAACAATTAGTACTATCGAAGAAATACCAATTGAAATGCTTAACAAAGAAAAGTTAGGTATTAACGCTATTAATCAGGGTATTACTGATATCAATAATGCTCGTAAAGAGATTGACAAGAAGATTGGTGGATTACAAACATCGCTAACTTCGATGAACGGTATTATTGATGCCAAGGTTAAAGATGCTAAAGATACTGCTGAAAGCAGATTGACTGCTACGGCTAACGCTATCAATTCTACAGTATCGAATAACTTTAATAATTTACAAACTAGCATTACACAAGTTGCCAATAGTATTGAGGTTAAAGTGAAGGCTGGCGTTGATAAACTTACTGGTCAAGAGATTGTTTCTCGTATTAATTTGGCACCAGATACAGTTAGTATCTCTGGTAAGTATATTCATATTACTGGTCAAACTGTATTTGATAATGGTGTAATCGTTGCCAAGCATATTGGTGATAAGGCTATTGTTGGCACTAAGATTGCAGATGATACTATTACTACTGGTAAGTTAGTAACCAATGCCATCACAGGCGATAAAATTGCTGGTAATGCAGTAACTGCTGATAAGATTAAAGCTGGCTCTATAACGGCTATACAAATTGCAACTGATGCGGTAACGACTGATAAAATCAAAGCAGGTTCTATTACTGGCGATAAAGTTGTAGCTAATGCAATTACTGGTGATAAAATTGCTGCTAATAGTATTAGTGGCGATAAAATTCAAGCTGGTTCCGTGAGTACTAATAAAATACAAGCAGGTGCTATTACTGGTGATAAATTAAGTGTTCAAACATTATCTTCTATCACGGCTCGTATTGGTGAATTAAAAACAGCTAACACTGGTGCTAGAACAGTTATCAAAGATAACTTAATTGAAGTGTTTGATGAGAACAACAGGTTAAGGGTTAGAATGGGGGTTTGGAATTAATGCCACAAGGGCTACAAACATTTTCTGAAAATGGCTCTTTAATGATTGATGTATCTAGTAGAATACAAAAATATCTTGGAGTTGTAAACTGTCCAGAAAACATGAATTCTGGTACTGTTCAAAATAAATATTTAGAGGAGGGTGATTTATGGTATCTAATATTACCAGACTCATATCCAGAATTAAGGCTAGAGGGGAACAAACAATTCACTTATTCCGTTCCTACTGTTACAAAAAATGGCGACAAATTGCAATGGTCATTCTCTCAAAACCACGTTGGGTGCCGAATTTTATACGGAGTTTTTTAATGAAGTATTTTGAAGTAAATAATGATAATAACCATTTACAAATCGACGACACATATATGAACCTATATATGACCAGAAAAATTAAATTAGATAATACATCTGGCACAATACAATTCCAAAATGGCGAGATAATGGCTGCTATCGGTAACGGGACCAACTCTATTAACGGGTATTGTTCTAATTCCATTGACCATTGTGATTACTACATAGATAACGCACAAAATGCTTATATCTATATTTTCGCCACATCCCCTCAATCATCTTCTACTTCTGGTATGCAAATCTTTAATGAAGTTGGTAAGTTAGTTTTTGACTCTAATCAAAAACAAGCCAAGGTTATTGCTGTGGGTACAAATAGTGGCACTGTGGTTGGGAGCAATATAGCCATAGCTTCTGGTGGTTTAACCAAAATGTCGGACTTAACTGTACAAATTGACTCTAAGATACAATGGCAGCCTAGATATGAGTCGGTTACGAAATGGGAGTTTGTTGATGGTAAATTTCAACCAGTTACTAAGATGGAGTGGCACGACTATTATGATGTGTATATAGGTCGCAGAGAAATACGCAATATATATACGAATAACGTATATATCAATGGAGGAGTAATATCAACCAAAGAATTTAAAAAAGATGAATTTGATAGTGGTATGAAAACGCTTTACAATCAATTAGGAGTGACATATCAAGACTCTCTCTATTATCAAGTACGCTATCCTGCTGGCTTTTCATATGGTGTTAATAAAAGTAGTGGTGTTATTTCTACTTATAGTTATGTAGTATTAGATGTAAATGGTTTATAATGGAGGTTTAATGATTGAAATAATGCTGCCACCACCAAGGGATAGCATTCTTTCCTACTTGTATCATAGTGCACCAGATAACGCAGTCTATGATATTATTTTCTGTATTTTAGCCGTAACAATTCTATTATTGATAGATATTCTATTACGGTTTGTAATTGAACTTGTTGAATACAACAAAGCAGTTGGTAAAGAATGTACCGCATGGAATATGTTCAAAGCATTATTCCTTGGCTGGGGAACTGTTACTCTCTCGAATGGGAAAACAAAAAGATTTTTAGTAAGTAAAGCATTCCGTAAGTCTTTATTCTCTAAGGTGTCTTTTGAATATCCTATTTTCTTCACTCTAGCAGCTACAGCATGGTCATTACCTGATGTTCCTGTTATGGGATTTAGAATAGATGCATTACTCTCAATGCTATTTATGTTAGCACCGATGTTATGTGAGATTGTATCTATTATCGAAAAATTAAATGAATTAGACGCAGAAGCCTTTAAATGGTTTAAGGCATTGCGTCAATTTATCAAAGACACTAAAGAGGTGATAAAATCTTGAAACGTGTTATTGAAATGTTAATGTATGAGAATGGTGGGTTATCCCTCACTCGTACAATTTCTGTCTTGTTTGTATTGCTATTTATTGGTGTTACAATTTACTTAGTCTTTTTTGATGCTAGATGGGACCATTATGAAACACTTGCTACTATGGCGGCAGGTGGTGGACCTATGACACAAGTTGCTAATAAATTAATCAACTCTAAATACAATTCAGGCATAGGAACTTATGAAGAAAGGAAAGGAGCTGAATAATGGCAAAGTTTAAATCTACTGTACCAGTATATGACATTACCGTCAATCAAGGCGACGACTACTCTTTGCAAATGATTGTAAGTGATGGTAAGAATGCACCGATTGACATTACTGGTTATACATTTGCTTGTAAAGTAAGAGAAACAGCAGAGAGCCAAGAGGTCATTGCAGAAGCAGAATGTGTAATTGCCGATGCACCTAACGGTGTATTAAATATCAATTTCTCTTCTGAAGTTACTGGCAACATTGATACTGATGGCGACTACTATGGCGAAACAAACTCTTACTATTACGATGTTCAGCAAACTAATGTAAATGGACGAAAAGAACGTATCGTTCAAGGTAAATTTATTGTAAGCCCCGGCATTTCTTTCCACTAGGAGGTATATATGGCTGATAAAATTATTAAAATTATACAAGCCTCTACTCCTAATATTACGATTAATCACAATCGTGATGGGAAAGATGGCAAAAACGGTAAAGATTTTAAGTTTGAAGACTTTACACCTGAACAATTAGAACGATTGAAAGGACCTAAAGGGGACAAAGGCGAAACTGGCGAACAAGGTCCTGCTGGTAGTATTGGTCCAAAAGGTAACGACGGTCAAGCAGGTCCTAAAGGTGCAGATGGTAATATTGGTCCTATGGGTCCAGAAGGTCCACGAGGCTTAACTGGTCCAAAAGGTGATGCAGGTGAGCGTGGTCCTATTGGTCCTAAAGGCGAACAAGGTAATGTTGGTCCTGTAGGTCCACAAGGTTTACAAGGTATTCAAGGTGTTCGTGGCGAAGCTGGTCCTCAAGGTCCTCGTGGTATTCAAGGAGAACGTGGTCCTATCGGTCCAATCGGTCCTACTGGTTTACAAGGTCCAAGAGGTGAACGAGGAGAACCTTTTAAAATCAGCTCTATCCAACCATCTGTAGCCTCTGTACATAACAACGCTTCTACATTCTCTGAGTATAGCTTAGTTATGGTTCGCTCTAATGATGCCGATAATGGTAAAGTATTCGTTAAAAATGGCAATGTAATGGAATACCTCATTACTATGTCTGGCGTTAAGGGTGATAAAGGTGATATTGGTCCACAGGGTCCAATAGGTCCAACAGGACCACAAGGTCCTAGAGGTGTAGATGGTCCACAGGGTTTACAAGGCAATGTAGGTCCACAAGGACCACAGGGTAATATCGGACCTAAAGGTGAAGCTGGCGAACGAGGACCAAAAGGTGATATAGGTCCTGCGGGTCCTAAAGGTGAGAAAGGTGATAATGGTACACAACCAGAATTAACATTTACACTAGCTGAAAATGGTGATTTGTTTGTAGATATCGCTTATTCTAACCTTGCACCTAGTAATGCAGTTGCACCTAATGCTGTGAATACAAGTTTAACTAAAATGTATGATGTTACGTGGGGCGTAGCACAAGCAGGTGCACCCGGTAATGGTAGGGGATATCTTGAATTTAATCCCGCTACTGGTTTTGGTAAATTACACTTAGATATGAAAATTACTGGTAATGGTTCTGGTAATGGTGGAGTATTATGTGCATTACCTAATAATTCCCCTGTTCCTAAGCGGTTACTTGAAGTATCTGTTGATGCTAATAACAATAGCGTGTATGTAGAACCTAATCAACGTAATATCAAAGGTTGGGGCGTAGCAGGTGCTAATAAGCGATATATTTTAGATATTGTTGGTTTCTGGGAAGGAGGTCAGTAATGCCAAGAGTTAAATTAGGTAATATTAAAGGTCCTAAAGGTGATGTTGGTAAAAGTGCTTATCAGTCTTGGTTAGAACTTGGTAATACAGGAACAGAAGCTGACTTCATTAAAAGTCTTAAAGGCTCTGCACCAACATTATTCAAGAGTGCAGATAACATTGTTAAGGTATTAGAAATTCCTTTGGATAGTGGTGTAAACCAATGCCAAGGCTTTACATATAGTGAAGAAGCCAATGCTTTCTATATTGCTTGTGTAAATAATGACAATACCAAACAAGTGTTTTATAAATACAACTCTGATTTCTCTACTTTAATGTCTAAGCAAACATTCACAGATAAGAATAGATTAGGTCATTGTAATACATTATGTGCTTACAAAGGCAAAATCTACGTTGCTAATGGTGCTGTAAATCCTAATCAAGTAGCCGTTATGACTACTGATATGGCGATTGAAAACACTGTAAACTTCCCTAACAAGGTATTTAACCTAGCTTACGACAAAACGACTAATAAGTTTATTTCTATCTTGTATACTGGTACTACAAAACAACGTACTATTCAATACTATAATGAAAGTAGAGTGTTAGAAAATACTACAACTGTTCCTATTATTTCTACCAACCAAGATACTAATGGTGCATTGTACAATGGTAAGAGCGTTGTATTCTCTGTCGGTGGCTATATCATTGAAAGTTTAGATGGTAGCGTTACTAATACAGAAGTAACATCTGCACTTGAAGTTGAAGATTTTGCTATTGCTAATGGTGAAGTATATTTCACGGCTAATAACAATGGTAAGGTCGAAGTGTATAAGCATAGTGCTAACACTAAGTACTTCAATAATATTAACTATGCACCACCAAGTATTCCACCATTAGATAATAATATTCCACTGACTGGTAAAGATACATCTGGTGTTAAATGGGGTTTGATTAAACTGTCTAGTGGCAATGGTGTAGAAGTTGGTAATAAAGATAAACCTTTGGCATTTTCCGCTAGTCGTTTAACATGGTGGGATGGCATTAATTCTCGCTCTATATTAACTACCAAAGATTTTGATAGTGTATCAAAAACTCTTTATACTAAAAAAGAGATTGATGATAATTTTATTTCTAAGGCTAAATATGAAAGTGACTTAACACTTTTAAAACAAGCCGTAGATAGATTAAATGCTTAGGAGGTATTATGGATATTCAAAGCGTTATTGTAAGTTTCCAAGAATTAGAGAATACTAAAAATAGTATTGCATCCGCTATTACAGAAAAGGGTATAACATCAGAGAGGAAGTTTTCTAAATTCTCTGACGAAATCAAACGTATTAATTCAGGCACTAATGAGCAAAACTTAATACAATCAATTTTATATAAAACAAAACAAATAAATTGGGAAGATACTACAACTACACTCCCTGAGGGTTTTGGACAGGGTATAACATTTAATAATGTGTTATTACCGAATATAGTATCTATTCCGTCTAGGAAGGTATTTCAATTATCTACTATAAATAATTTTTCTGCCCCTAATCTAGTTTCATGTGTTGATATATTAAGTGGAGCAACTGTCAAAAGTTTAAACCTACCTAAATTAAAGAGTTGTGGGAACCTTGTTTTTAATGGGAGTGTCGAAACAATATATTTACCTGAACTCAATACAGTAAGTAGTCAAATAGGTGCTCAAGCAACACGAACAATCGTACTACCTAAAATTGTTAGTTTATATGCGTTTGCCTTACAGGCTGTTCAAGGAACTACAAGAATATATTTAGGAAAGGATTTAAACGAATTCCCTGTACTTCCAAGAAATTTTTCAGCCACTAAATCTGAATTAGTGGTTGTGCTTGATACTCCACAAGCCATACCAGTAAACCAATTCACAGATGCTATAATCGACAACCATACATCAAGAGACGGTAAACTTATTATCTCTGTGTTAGACTCTGCGTATGATAGTTTTAAAACTTCCAAAGATTGGGGTAGATATTCTCAATATATTAAAAAACGCAGTGAAACTCCTGATGATAAGCTCGAATTTCTTAAATCATATGGATTACGTTAGGAGGCAATGTGGCTCAAAAACGTGGCAAAACTAAAAAAATTGTTACCGTTAAATTAGATGACTTAACTGGTGGCATGAATATTGCCAAGTCTCCTGAGTTTATCAAAGATAATGAAGTTGTTCGCTTAGAAAACATGGAATTCGATGTAGTAGGTAGTAAATTAAGAACACGGAGGGGTTTAAGTACCCCTCTAGCTTCTTTCAATTCTCCTGTTACTCATGTATACAACGATTACGAAATGAATGATTTCTTCGTATTTCTTAAAAACAAAGAAGTATACAGATATGAATTTGGCAAACAACCAGTCTTGATTGGTAAAATTAATGGAGATGCGGAACGCCCTTCTTGTTGTAAATGGAAAGGCTCTTTACTTATTGCAAGTGGTTCTAAGCTACAAGAGTATAACTACCAAACACTTAAAATAATTGACGGTAGTCCTAATTGCGATATTGTATTTACACGTTCGTCTCGTGTAGTTGTAGCTAAAACTGGCTCTGATTTACTTATCTATTCTGCAATTGGCGATGTAAATACTTGGAATGAAAACAGTAACGATGCTTCTGCACGTAAAGATGTTAATGTAGGTTACGGTGATGGTGGCGACATTGTTGCAATAGCTGAATTAGCTTCTGACGTATTAGTATTTAAAAGTAATGGCTATATTTACGACGTTCAAAACGAACCAGAAGAGTGGTCTATTACATTACTAGCAAATAACTCTGATATAGTAAGCAGACATGCTTGCGATAATATTAACTCTGATATTGTATTTGTATCTACACGTGGTTTAAAATCTGTAAAAAGTTCTCAAGTTTACGCCAACTTTAATGTGATGGATATTGGTGATAACATCAACCCAGAACTTAAAAACAATGTTACTAAACCATTTATTTCCGATTTACGAAGAACAAAACAAATGATTGTAAGCGGCTCCTGTGGGCGTGAAATGTTTGTATACCACTATTGGACTGGTGGTTATGCAAAATGGATTTTCCCTTACAATGTTACGTCAATTTGTGAAAACCAATATCATGTATTGGTAGCCATGAACACAGATGACACTCATGGTGCAATTTACGAATTTGATTTTAAATATACAACTGACAATGGTTATTCCATTCATCAACTTATTCAATCTAAGGAAATGAGAGACACTCATAACCTTAATGCATATAGAACGTATATTGATATCCAATCTGAAGAGAATGACGGTCGTGGGTATATTTACATCAATGATGTACAATTAACCCATAAATGGACCGTTAAAGAATTGCAAGGTGAATTTAAAACACAAATTCTTGCTCCAATTCTTCGTTTTAGGTTTGAAACAGACGACCCTATTATCTTTAAATATATTTCTTTTGATATAGTATTAGAACGAGAAAGCATGGTGAGTGACTCCTCAGCAGCACGTGGAAGGAGAAAATCAACAAGGAGTCGAAAGGGTAGAGACCAGAATGACTTCTTGAAAGGAGCTCATAAAAATGGCGGTAGCCCTTACAGCTGATATACAAAAACATATTGACGAATATCAACACCGTGTTGGTCGTAGTTACCTTGATGATTGGGATTACCTATTCCATCCTCTAGTATGGTTAAGAGAAGACGGTTCCTTCCTTACCTTTGGTATTATAGACGATACGCTAGAGATTGATATTGGATGTGGTGTCCCTCTTGTTGAGGGGTGGAAACATATTCATGCTATGGCTAAAAAATTAGGATTAAAACGTGTGGCATCGTATACAGATACACGCAATCCAAAAGCGTATGCAAGATTAGTCAAATGCGAATATGAAGAACGCACTAACGAAAACGGTACATATTACTACTTTACAAAGGAGGTATAAATGGGTAAGTCTAAAACAACTATCCATGAACGCCAACTAACACCAGAAGAACGCCAGTTAATTGCAATGCAAGGCAGATACTTAAACTCTATTCAACCAAGTATTGATGCACTTGTAAATTACGGCACAAACAATATTAGCAATATCGTAACACCTGATTGGCAAAAATTATACAATGACCAAACAGCAGAAATGCAACAAATTAAGAGTGAATTTACTCCTCTTAGTCAAGGCATTTTACCAGATGTATTTGCTAACGCTAAACAAAACTACTTCAACCGTATGTATGAAAATACGATGGGCAAGAATTTAGCTAGTTTAGCACAACGTGGTGTTGTTGACAGTTCCAGATTTAATACAACTACAAATGATATGCAGAAAAACTTTGCATCTCAAATGTCTCAAGACTATGATAACAACTTAAAAACAGCAGCTGGATTACTTGACCAACGTATGAAATATGCATCTACTCCTATTGATTACGCTCAAAAAGCACATCAAGCATCCTTTGCTCCTGTACAAAATTCCTTGGCATTGGCACAAGGTCAAAACCAAGCTACAAACCAAGCATTACAAACACAAGGTCAATTAAACAACGGTAGAACATTCGCTACACAATCTTCTAGCGGTGGTTTCTTAGGTGGTGCATTATCCTTAGCTGGTTCTATTATCGCATGTTTCCCATCTTATGTAATGGTTGAAATGGCTGACGGTAGTGAACAAGCTATTGGCTCTATTAAAGAAGGGGACAAGGTTAAAACACGTCATGGTGAAGCTATCGTCTCTGAAAATAGAAATATGGGTATGCAACAAATCTTCTTACTTGTTACTCACAACCATAAACTTCGTACAACTAGCACAGAAGTATTTAACACACCTGATGGGCGTAAAGAATTATCTGAATTATCTGAAGGTGATAAGGTTGAAACTAAAGATGGATTTGAGCGTATTGAATTTATTCTTGATACAGAAGACAAGGAAGAAGTATTTGAATTAGTATTAGACACTGACGATAATATGTTCTTAGTAGAAGGTATTTACGCAGAGTCGTTCTAGGAGGCATAAATGCAAGTAATTCAAGTAAAAGATAATGACTGGCAAACTCAATTGGGTAATTTAGCTGGTATTATCGGTGGTATGATGTTTAATAACCGACTTGACCGTGGTGCTCTTCGTGAAGCTAATAATCAAGCTCAAAAAGAAGAATTAGCACGACAACAAGGTTTTACATCTGGTTTAACAAATCTTCAAGGTTTATACCAAAACCCTGAATACGCAACTAATAAAAATTTACAAAATCAAGCCATGAATATTCAAGCTGATTTAGCTGGTCGTGGTTACCGAAATGCATTCGGTTTAAACGCTGACACAATCGGTGGTGCACTTACAAACAATACTGGTGCAATTGACTACATCAAGGGTTATGGTCAAGCTAATCAAGGTTTACGAGTACATGACCAAAACTATCAAGATTTCCCTCAGTATTGGCAAGCATATGGTGGTTTAACACAAAATATTAAATAGGAGGTACTATGGCTGATTACATGGGATTATTACAGGGGTATGGTTTAACTCA